CAAGGAATCTGCCACGAACATCCATACGGTTTGTATTTTGCTGTTGTTGCCCAAGGTCATAATTTTGCATAAGACCCATTGCTCTGAGTTGTGCTTCTCTGTTTGCTATAGTTGATTGCAATCCCATTTGCTGTTGGCCACCAAGGTAATTACTCAATTGACCGAGTCTACCCTGATTCAGATTAGCTTCTTGTAATGCATTCTCTTCACCAAGAGCACCAAGATTCGTTCTTAGATTTCCTTGAGCTGCACCCAATTGTTGTCCAAATGCACTTGATCTTTGCCCACCCATATCAGTAAATCGCTCCATCAATCCAGGAAGATCTTGTTGATTGAATTGATTCATCATCTGCTGCTGACGTTGCGCTGTATTCAATTGAAATGGTTGACGCATTTGTTGTAACATTTCTTGTTGGGCTGCTTGATCTTGGTTAGGTGCGCCACCACCACCAAACATTCTATCGTAAGCGCCCATCATAAGTCGTTGACCCATTGGACTTGCAGCGAATGATCCAAGTCCTGCTAATATTGCTGGTAATGCCATATTCTTTCCTTATTATTGATTGCCTCTGAACCTGTTTCCAAGCCCAGATAATATGTTCATGATATTTCCTGGGAGACCTTGTACAAATTGTCCTGGTCTTGATTCAGCAGCATAGTTGTAAGCAGCTGGTATATTCTGTTGGAGATAATCATATGCAGCTGGTGCGTTTTCTGATGCATATTGAAATGCTTGTGGCGCTCCTTGCATTGCCAATTGAGCCAATATACTTTGAAGATCATTACCACCACTTTGCTGAGCTATCTGAGATGGAAATAGTACTTGCGAACCCTGACTGGCCCCGGGATTTAAAAACCCCTGCAAGATTGGGTTTTGCATATGCCCAAACATTGACTGCAATCCCTTGGACATGCCAGTTTCCGGAGATTGGCCTAATTGTTGTAAGAGTCCAGGCAGCTCATTACGATACTGTTGAAGGAATTCTTCTGCTGCATCCATTTCTTCATCAGATCTTGTAGGTATATTCTGATAAAAAGCAGGGTGCCCTTCTAAAAGTGATGGTTCGGTAAGAATGCGTTGACCATCCTTAAAGAGATGTGGATTTAATCTTTCATAAGCACTTATATATCGCTCACCTTTACGTTCAGCTAATTGTCTCTTTGTAGGACGATTCGCTGCATCTTCTTTTGCCCACTGCTCTCCAAGTTGTTTTTTTTCTTCTGGTGTTCTATCTTCAGCTTCAAATTTCTTTTTTAAATGAGGCGCGTTTTCTTTGTTTTTCTTTTGTCTTTCAGTGATGGCTTTCTTCTCGACTTTTGACATTTTATGCCATCTGCTTTTTTCATCTTGCGTCATTTCGCCAAGAGCTACTCGCCTTGCATCTTCTTCTCGTACTGATTCTTTTTTAATTTCAGCTATTTTTTTAGCTTTATCTGCTACAGACAATTGTATATTTTCATTAACTTTTGCAATACGTTCTGCAACCTTTTGCCTTACTCTTTCATTAACGGTCATTATATCTCCTCTTATTGCTTAATGTATTCAAGCACCACGAAACAACGTGTGTAATTTGTTCTATTGATACCGGTTGTTATAGTCACATTCACTGCACCAACATCTAATTGTACATTGTTAGCTATTGCAACAGTAGAAGCATATGGAATTGGAATATAGGTAAGCCCAATTGGATCAGATGCAGTTGCATATATCCGTGTGAAGGTAAATGTCGCATCAGGTGCAATGCCATGCGCAACTACTTTGGCAGCCGCATTTGGTAGCGCTCCAAAATCAATAACCTTACGGAATACCTGACGCATAGTAGGCTGTTGTTGCGTTGTTGCGCTTAATGCGGGATTAGGAAAATATACCTGTCCATTTACAAACTCCTCAAGAACATAGTAGCCTGAGTCCTTTAAGTTGAGTGAAAGGGTAATATTGTTAACTGATTGAGTTAATCGAATAACTAACTCTTTCAGGTTATCCATATCTTTAAGATCACCAACATCAAACATCGGGGTAGTGGGTAGAAATAATCCCGGTCCTACATTTTGTGGATAACTAGCCATATTACCTCCTATATGTACGTTTGTGTTGGTTGCGCATAATACATCACTGCATTGATAGTGAACTCGGAGAATACAATATCAGGATCAAACAACTGGTCATCATTCATCTTTATAAACAGCTGAACAACTTCACCATCCATCTGAAAATAAACACGATGCCAGAAGCGTTCTTGTGTTACCTCGTATGGCTTAAGTGCATATGGCGATGTTTCAAGTATACTGGTACCCAATAAAGCGCCACTTTGATTAGCTGCTGATGCAACTTGTTGAAATGATGATGATGAATAATATTCTACAAGAACTTGTCCGTTATCAGTACGGTCTACATAGAAATCTACATAAGGGATATATACCCATTTGCCTTCGTTTGGGAAGAAGTTGTACTCTTTTGTTTTGATGCCTATTTCGCTGACACGTTCAACAGTACCTTGACCATTATAAGTTCCTGCAAATCCTGCCAAGAGTAAACGTACCGTATTTGCATCAACATAATCAACCCTTTGAATGGTACCATTAAGATCGTCTAAGTTGCCTATATCATCATCGATATTATCAATGAATATTAATGATGATTCGCTAAGATTATGATTTATTATAGTCAATGTTACATCTACTGCTGTTGTAGCAATATTGGTTATCTGCAATGACATACAATTTCGCATTAAATTTGAATCAACGATAAATGTCCATCCCTGTTGGTTTCCAGCAATAACACTACGGAATAGATTATTACTTTCACCATCATCCCATGTTTGTGTCATTTCTGCCCAAGTGCTCGAGATATTTTGCCATATGAGGTAATCATCTTGCAGGTAGAAATAACCAAGGGCAGTAATACTATCATCATTGAAGGCCCATGTGCCATTCCTATAATCAAATACAAGCACCCGATTAGGAAAGACATCATTATCTTCATATGCTTCTTCAGTAGATGGATAAGTCCAATAAGAAAGTTCTTGAAAATAATCACGTATTCCTTGGATTCGTTGAGGACCAAAATTAATATTGCTGATATCAAATATCGTAGAGGGTATTTCTTCATCTATGCGTTCTACATTTAATCCATTGCATGCATGAATACCAGTACTTCCCATGCCAAGAATTACCTTATCAAATGGTATAACTGAATGTGTAGACTCAACGCCAATTTCTGTATTGATCTTCTGGAACGAAAATGGCAATACTTGATTTCCGTTATATACCAATTCCCATGTGCTTGATTCAAAAACTACAATGAGTCGATCTTTAAGAAACTCTGCTGATATGATTGATTCTTTTGTGGGCGCTTCTATAAATCCACCTTTTCCTACAAAAGCTGTAGTGAATGCATCAACTTGTAAAGGACTACCATTTTGTGAATATCTCACACGATTAGTAAATACAAGTGGATTACCAGCTACCAATTCAGTGGTGTTAAGGAATAAAAGTCTATCTTTAAAAGCAAGTGTAATTAAAGCAGTTTGTAATGTACTACCAGCTGCATCCAAAACAGGAGGTGGCAATATAAACCAATTTAAACCATCAAAATACTGGATTCCGTCAGCTATTACATTGTTAACTACAAACATAAAGTATGTATTAGATGTAACACCAAACCAATTGGTAGCCCAATAGAAATCATGATCGGTACCAGTCCATAAACCAGGAGTAACTGCTGGAAATACAGTACCAGATCTATTCCATCCAGTTCCGGTACTATATTCATATGAAAAACGTTGATCAAAAGCAATAGTACGTTCACTGTTAACATCTATTTGATTGTACAACCAGAAATTCATTACTGGTGTTGATGGATAGAAAAAAATTGCTGTAAGTGGATCTGCGCCTGCAGCAGCAAAATTTCCTGTATTCGTATTTACTGCCATGCTTGCAGGAAATCCTGTAGTGAGTGTTACTACTACTGCGCCAAGTGCTTGTATCGTAAAATATACATCACCTATGGAGAACATTTGGCCTATAGAAAATGAAGTAATATACGGAACTATTCCCGCAAAAGCACCAGCGCCATCAGTAGTCGCAATTTGAAGTCTTAATCGAGTAAACTTCTGTTGTTGAGAATCGATTACTGATTGATCCATAACACGAGCACCAAAACGCTTCTTAACACGTCCACGCCATACCAGCATATTACGAAGTTCTTCATATGCATCATCAGCAATAAGAAATGGCTTGAGATTGGTTTGCTGACCTGATTTTGGGGGCGCTATAAGAAACTTCTGGTATGCCATGTTATACTCCTGTACCCAATGCTACATAAAAGAAATCATATGGAAAAGTTGTAAAGCCATCACCATCATCACTTTTTACAGTAAAATCAATAGTAGATAAGGGAGGAGCAGCAAATATAGAAATAACAGGCTGAGTTGAGTCAGG